TTGGATACTGTTTACGTTAAGACCTCCAGTCATTGTATCACCAGCCTTCAAAACATACTTTCCGTCAGCATCAGATTTCGTATAAGCATCCGTAATCCCATATCCCCCCAGCGTAGTAGGATGAGAGGACAGCTCATCAAACGAATAACTCGGCTTGTTCGGCTGCTTGGCCCAAGAATACACGTCACTTGCTGGCAATGTGGTTGGGTAATTAGGCAATGTAATAAGCTTCGTGGTTTCATCAGGAGAATAGGTTGTGCCGTTAAGGATAATCCCGTCTACCGATCCACCGCCAACACCGCCTATTACGCTTAATACACCACCCTCTTTTGACAAGGTGGTATTGTCAATCGGAAGCGCATCAAGAATGGTTGATGCCGTATGACTACCTTGTGCAAACATGGTAAGACTACCTGTCAAAATCAAATCACCGTCTAACTCAACCACTCCGTCAGAATGCTTCTTCACAAGTATATCACCGATATTCAAGCCATTTATAAACGACTTGATACCTGTAATGTCCTGTGCACCTGATTTGGTTACGTAATCGGCTAATAGCCCGGATATGTCGTTTTTGGTGTAGGCGTCTGTGATGCCATAGCCTGCAAGGGTGGTGGCCTTATCCGCTTTAACGGAAAGTAATTCAGCTAACGTGCTTGTCTGCGTCTGACCTGCAAGGAATGATTCAAGCTCTTTCCATTTATTGATGATGCCGTCAGTATCAGTCCCCTCCAAGAAGTTATCTACCTTAGCGGACAATTGAGACAAGGACGATGAAGTAGCATAACCGCTAAGTGTGTTATTAACCCATTGCTCCGTAGCATAACCGCTTAATGAAGGATAATTAGGCAAGGTGATTATTCCGTCCTCATTAGGAGTGTAAGTATTACCGTTAACCACTATACCATTGGCAGTACCCTTTCCACCTGTTGCGACAAGCTTTCCGTCAACCCACTGAATCGTCACACCGTCTATTGGGAGACCTTCGTAGATTGAAGGAACTTGAACGTCTGCACCTGAGTACATGGTTACTCCGTAGGCGGTAATCAACGGTTTGGTTAAGAACAAGTATTCCTTTCCGTTGTCGTCAACCCTCTCTTCAAGGTTTCTGTCCCAAACTACTTTGTCGAGCTTCTTTCCGAGAAAATCATCTATCTGATCTCTCGAATAGCTGTCACTTCCATTACCGCCAACTCTTGCAACCTTATCCTTATTTGTTTTTATGAAGATAGCAGGGTCTTCATCTGCATTACATACATATATTTCCCCGTCATTAAGTCCGTCAAGCCCGTTCCCGCCCGGAGTAGATATATTAGGAGCTTTAGCCCTGTTGTTTTCAAGGTCGCTCCCATGCCAATTTATTTTATTTACCCTCTTCTTTATCATACTTCCACTGTTGTTACGTTAGTAAAAGCTGATTTGTCAGCCTTGAACTGCAATAGCTGCCCGTCTGTGGCATTATCAATCACAAATGCTCCATATAATGGCGGTGATGCAGGTTCAGGAGTGCCCCCAATACCGGAAATGTCATTATATTGTTGTTCAAGAGCTATCGAGATATAGAATAATTGGCTTGATTCAATAACCTGCGTAATTTCAGGTACTGAACCCTCGGATCTCACGAACTTCGTTCCGTCAATTTCCACCATTGAAAGGCATAAGATGCGGTTTAAGTGTTTGGCAAACCAATATGGCACGCCTTTTGAACTTCCGATTGTAAGGGTATAAACATCATACGGGACTGCGTATAACTCCTCTATCTCCTGCATCTGATTGCGGTATTGCTCGTTGCTTATATGAGAAGTATATCCTTCCGGCTTAAATCCGGCTTCTACCCGGAACTCAAACACCTGTTGAGTATCGTTTATCCAAAATATGTTATCAAAAGCGGAATTATTACTCTTGTGAGAATACCTGATAAGCGTTGTTTCCTCTAATATAATATCAGAGGAGCACACCTCGAATGGCTCTGACGCATTACCATTGACAGTAACCGTATATTTTGCATCATCCAGCCCGCTAAGGACTGCATAATGCATTAATACGTTATCATTTTGATTGTATGTAGAAAGAGATACAGGAGTAGAGGTCTCGGTGACAAGGTTGTTAAGTGTTACTGATACCTCCTCCGAAGCGCTCGCAAACACCTGTATATGGATTTTATCAGAAGTGTGGAACCTCTGAATGTAGTCCATTTCCAGCCCAAACTTATTTTTTATAGGTGAGAAAAAAAGAGGGCAAACATCACCAACCTTTACCATGTCTTTTCGTCCTTTTTACGGTGACGTGCAACTTTACACGTCCTTTGCAAATGTACATACTATTTAGAATAATTCCAAATAAGAACCAATAAATTAAATAAATTATTATCTTTGTATCGCCATGTGATGTTGCATGGAACTCAAAATAAGGACTTATGGCAAACGAATTTGTAATTACAGATGTAGTAAGTAAGGAGGCTTTACAGCAGCTAAAAACATTATCACTTGAGTTTGATTCGGCAAAAGGTAAGTATGTAGAATTTGCAAATACATTAGCGGCAAGCTCAAAGACAAATCCAAGGACTTTTGACGAACTTTCCCAAAAAGCACACGATTATACATCCATTATTGAAAAACTGAACAAGACACAGGAAAGAATGGAATCCATTCAGACAAAGCAGTTGACTGTATTGCGGCAAATATCCCAGCAGTTTAACTCTATGTCGAGTCTTCAAAAACTAAACATCCTGTTTGAGCAATTTTCTAAAAACGTAAAAAATGCAAGCGATATGCTTGCCGGGCTTTCTTCTTCTTCCAATCAGGTTGCTTCTGCACAGGAAAATGCAGCCAAGAGCACACAGACTGCAAGCGACACGATAAATCAGGCATCCGCTCAACTTCAAGCAGCCAACATGAATTATGCTTCCATAATTGATACGGTACAGGCTTACGATAGTGAAGTGACTAAATTAACAGCCGACACCATAGCCAATAAAGAGGCTATGAATAAAATTAATGCAGATGTTAAGTCTCTTGGAAAGTCATATAAAGACGGGAAAATATCCCTATCCGAATACACAAAACAATCTGCTGCATTAATGCAAAGACATGCAGAATTGATGGCTCAAAATAAGCTGCACTCTGCACAAATAAGAGCTCATTCCACTTATATAATATCCGCTTCCGGTAGTTATAATGAAATGAACGCCGCCATGCTTGAACTGCAAAAAAGGTATAAGGCGTTAAGTGAAGCTGACCGGGAAAGCAGCATAGGGAAAAACCTTATTTCCCAAGCCAATTCTTTGAACAACAAATTAAAAGAGATAGACGCACAATTTGGGAACTATCAAAGAAATGTGGGTAATTATGCGTCCTCATGGAATGGATTAAACGTCCAGACGCAGCAATTATTACGGGAGCTACCGTCTCTTACAATGAGCTTCAACCAGTTCTTCCTTGCTATCTCCAATAACTTACCAATGTTTGCGGATGAATTAAGAAGAGCAAGCGAAGAATTTAAACGGATGAAAGCTGAAGGATTAACCGCGATTCCTGTTTGGAAACAATTGTTAGGTAGTATCTTTTCTTGGCAGGCTGCACTTGTAATAGGTATAACATTGCTGTCTGCGTATGGTTCGGAGATTGCAAAATGGATAGGAAGTTTGTTTAAGGCGGAAAAAGCAGTTAATGAGGTAGCAAGCGCTGAAACTAATTTAGCAAATGCAAGACGCAAGGGAATTTCTGACAGCATGAAAGAAAGGACAGAACTGGAATTTCTATATAAAGCCACGCAAGACACATCTCGGTCAATGGAAGAAAGAAATGCAGCGGTTGAAGAATTGCAGAAAAAATATCCTTCTTATTTTGGGAATATGTCAAAGGAGTATATTCTGTTGGGGAAAGCAAATGATGAGTATATAAAACTTTCTAAATCTATAATAGAAACAGCAACCGCAAAAGCCAAGATGACAGAAATAGAAAATCTTTCTACAAGAGCATTGGATTTATCAATGAAAGCAGCGGGCAAACTAATGGAAATACGAAAGGCAGAAGCCGAAACAGACTATGTAGACCCTTTTTCAGGGGAAATTATAAAATCCGCTGATAGAGTGGCCCATTTAAGAAAGGAATATGAAGGACTAACTAAAGATCTGCGTGATGTATATTCTGCCCAAATAGCTCTATCAAGAAGTATAAAAATTTCAGATTATACAGAGGGAGACGATAAAGACAAATTTAAGGAATATGCCGAATACATTAAAAAGATAACAGAGGATTTAGCTAAATCAAGGATTGATTTAATTGCTGACGGCAGAAAAAAGGAAATTGCCGAGGTTAGCAAAGAGTATGAAGATAGGATTAAGGAGATAAAAGGTAATTCTGAAAAAGAAATTGAATTAAGGAAAAACCTTGAAACGCTGAAAGGAAAAGCTATTGCGGAAATAAACGATAAATACGACAAGGAGCTTCTTGAAATAGAGAAAGCAAATCTTGAAAACAGATTGGCTTCCATTGGCGATAATTCCAATGAAGAATTAGACAAAAGGCTTAATCTCCAAATCCAACTTAATAATATGATGCGTGATGCTGAAATAAATGATGCGGAGAAGAACGGAAACGATGTCTTGGCAATACGAATGAAGTATATGAAAAGGGAGAACGATTTGATTATGCAAAACCTTGAAGAGAGATTTGGGATGATTGAATCAAACACCGATAGGATGATAGACAGGCAGGAAACAGCCGCTTTGGAAGAAGCCAATTTGCTCAAAAAGCAGTATGCCAATGGGGAAATCGGTAAAGAGGATTACGAAAAGAAACTATACGACATTGGAGTGAAATATTCCAAAGCCAGACTTCAAGTGATGATGAAAGAGGTAGAGAGTGAAATGGCACTTCTTGATCCGGATAGTGAAAAGTATCAAGAATTGGAAGACAGATTAACCAACCTCCAGGATCAGATAGACGGAATAAATTATGATGACGCCACTAAGAAGCGGGAAGAATGGCAGGAAGAGTTTAATAAAGGGTTAGACGGAATGAACTCTGCGGCAAGAGACGCACTTGGAGAGACAGCCGGAATATTCGAGGGGTTATCTGATATAATGAAAGGGGTGTCCGAAGAAGGCAAATTAAGTTTTGAAAACATGGCGCAAGCCGTAGGAAAGATAGTATCAGGCATTACCTCGTTAATGACAGATATATATGACGCCCGGATAGAGAATATTGAAAAAGAACAAGAAGCCAACGATGAAGCATACGATAAGGAGATAGAACGCATAGAATCACTTGAAGAAAACGGGGCTATTTCCACTGAAGAAGCAGAAGCCCGTAAACGTGCTGCCGAGGATAAAACGGCTGCAAAAAATGCAGAACTTGAAAAGAAAAAAGCTGCATTGCAGGAGAAGCAGGCTAAATGGAATAAGGCAAATTCTATTATTCAAACAACTATTGCAACATCTTTAGCAATTATGAAAGCATATTCAGAAACCGGGCCTATATTGGGTAATATTTTTGCAGCAATTATCGCCGCAATGGGCGCTGCTCAAGTTGCGGTTATTGCTGCCCAGCCCATTCCCAAATATGCAAAGGGTACAAAGGATCATCCGGGCGGATTGGCTATTGTGGGTGACGGTGGAAAGAAAGAAGGTATCATAACTGATAACGGGTTGTTTGTTACGCCCGATAAGCCCACATTGGTAAATCTTCCAGCACACGCACAGGTAATTCCGGACTTGTCTTATATATATGACAGAGACGGCCTAACATCCGATTATGGCATAATAGAAAAGAAGTTGAAAGATATGCGAGAAAGTGGCATAGTAGTCAATGTAAACAATGATTACAGCAGTCTTGAAAGGGAAATGAAAGGCAATACAAGGCAATTGCAGAACATCGGAAGAATGATGAAAAAAGCTAACCATATCGCAGATTACAATTGGATTTCAAACCGTATATAAACTATTGAATATGATATACAATGATTTAAGTAAGATAGCCCTTTCCCGTTTCATTGATATCTTTCTTGGAGATATTGACAAGGTTGTTCAAGGCGGTGCGCACAGCATAAAGGAAAAGGTTTTGGCTGCCGAGAAGCTATGTAATGAATACTTGTCAATCATAGGCGGTAAATCAGCCGTTGCGCAGATAATCAGGAGAAACGAAGTCCTTAACATTCAAATACGGCTGAACTGTTTTTCCATGTGCGAAAAATTGATTTCTTCCGGGGACTGGGATGTTGTCATCAGTATTATGGGCGCTTTAGGTTACAGGTTCAAAGAAGATGAACACGAAAAGATAACAAACCGGATAAAGAGCGTTTCAGCTTCCGACAATTACAGACTGGCAAAGCTTCAAGAATCGACCGCAAATTCCGGTAAGGTTAAAATGGATAGGGATTATTTCACGAAAGAAAGGGTTTCTCTCATGTCTCATGTGAAGATGCACATTGATGAGAACACCTTTTCTGCCAAAGAATACGCCTATATGGTTAGACGCATGTGTGACGAGATAGATGCTTTGATTCGTTCAACTTCAAAAAAGAAATAAGATGTATTATAGATGTGAGTTGCTGGTAGGAGGTAATGTACATGATGTAACAAATGACCTTGTCAATTGGGATGATGTAGAGATGTCTTTCAAGAGAAATGACTATGACGGTGTCGTGCGTAGTTTCTCAACCAAATTCGAGTTCTCAGGAGGAGCTTATTCTCTTCTTCTAAGAGAATATCAGTCAAACTATTTAAAGTCATCCGCTACGATTGTGTTTTATGTAAGAAACAATTCGTGGTTGTTGAACGAAAAGTTCAGGTGTGCTTTGGATTACTCAACATTTACCTACACCGACATATCATGCGAGATTAATGCGGTTGACAATAGCCTTGCAAGTCTCATCAAGGCGAAAAAAGGCACGCAATATGAATACTTGGTTAGCGAATTGAAGGAGGCGGAACCTTTGTATTATGACAGACTAATGATGGATAGTGAAGCAAAATGGACTATTCCAAGCAACACAGAAGATGGCAGTATTTGGTATGATATGAAAACTTACCCAAATGCTTATTATTCTATTCCCTTTTATATATTATCATCGGAAATAGCAACAAAAAATGTCGTAGAGGTATTTGATGTGTCCGAAGGGAAAGCCGACTCAACAGAAGCCCTTTTTGGAAACTATCTATTTAAAAATATATCGAATAAGGAAATGACGGTTAGAATAAAGGTAATGTTTGACGTTTCTCTTTCATATCAACTTGTTGGCGTCACTTATCCTATATATATAAGGCTATCTTCTTACAATGAGGAAAAAGGACTTGGCATACTATATCAGTCAGAACAAATGCAAACATCAAAAATATATACTGTTTATATAGATAGCGATTTCACAATTTCACCGGGAGAAAGGATTATTTTTAATGCCGTTCTTGCTAAATCAGACTTTATATACGAGAATATCCCCGTCTATTTTAATTTTAGAGGTTTCGGTATTCCGTTAAGTATAAATTTCTCTGCACAAGATGCTCCGGTAAACATAGATTGCATCCGTCCAAGTGTATTATTAACCCGCCTATTGAGAACAATTACAGGCGACAATAGCGTAATCGGAGAGATTACCAGTACTACTGATGCACGTTTGGATAAAACAGTAATTGCGCCCGCCGAAAGTATCAGAGGAATACCAAATGCCAAAATCTATACATCCTATACAAAATTCGCAAATTGGATGAGTTCTGTTTTCGGGTTTGTTCCCGTTATAGGCGAGAATAAGGTAACGTTTGTGCATAGGGATGTTCTGTTTCAGGATAAACTGGTGAAAGACCTGAAAGACGATACGGTAGACTTGAATTATAATGTAAGCTCCTCTATGATATATTCCCGGCTAAAAGTAGGATATGACAAACAGGACTACGATAGCGTAAACGGACGTGATGAATTTCATTTCACAAACGAATACACCACCGGAATTACCCTTACAGAGAACGCGAAAGAATTGATAAGCCCATATCGCGCGGATGCATACGGCATAGAATTTCTTGCCGCAAAAAGAGGCGAAGATACAACGGACAATGACAGTGATAGTGATATATTCTTTGTTGGTGCCGCACTTGAGGGAGGAAAGTATAAACTTGTACGAAGCGGATACACCATATCCGGCGTTATATCTCCGTCTACCATGTTTAATGCCATGTATTCGCAGCGCTACATGATTGAAGCGAACGCACGCTACCTTGCCGCCTTTGCAGAGCAGTTGTCTTTTACGTCCTCTGACGGCAATAGTGATGTTGAGATTAACGGAGTAAGAGAAACCAACGACATAGCATTAGGTAATAGGCTGTTTACGGTTGGGGAATTATCGGTAGAAACAGGCGATCAGGGAACACCCTCTGATTTATCAGGCTATATACGGATAGAGAAGAACGGGAACGTATATAAAGGATTTGTAAAAAGCGTAAGTTACAATCATGGAAAGGCAAAACCTGTAAAGTATTCACTGATAGTTAAGAGTGTAGAATGAATATATAGAAAAAGCCAGATGTAGTGTCTGGCTTTATTATTTTTAAATCACTAAATATTCTCGTTAAAGAATTAATACATTTACACATCAAACCCTCTTTTAAGAAACATATCTTTAATATTATCCTTTTTTATTTCTATATTTTCGCATCCCTTTCTGTTCACAAGAATATATGAGCTTACATTTTTATATTCAAAATGCTCAAATGTTTCTCTTCCAAATAGATTTAATGCAATGGTTCTATATATTCTAAATCTTTGGTTACTTTCTCTGCTTTCGACCTTGTCGCTCTCCATATCCATGCTTTCTGCTCCATTTACAGCAAAGGAAGCGTGTGGATATTCTTTTATGAGGCAAGGAATTATAGATGCACAAGTTACAAAAATCTTTAGTGCACTTTTGTAATTGTGAGCCTTTACGATTCTATTATATTTGTTATCTAATTTCCTGTCCCTTGCGGCATAGAATTTAATAGCAAAAACATCTTCATACGCTTCCACTCTGATTATGTATTTTAATCTTTGGCAAAGCGTCGTCCTATCAGTATGAAATTTATATATTAATGAAAAATCAAAAGCGTCTCCAAAAGAAGGGGACGCTTTTTGTATGAATTTTAATTGGAACGGTTGAATTTGATCTAACATTTACATAATCATTTTTGTGGTAGCTGAAATGAAGCAACATGAATCACTAACAATTCTTCCTTCCCCTACTATTTCACGCAGCGGGAGATGCTTTACTTCGCTTCTCAACGTCCATCCCAATCTATCACCTTTTGGCTTTATGCGATGCGGATGCTTTGCAGAATATCTTGCTTTCTTATTTTCTATTATACTTCCCATACCACCTTTATTCTATAATATTGTAGAACGACAGAACGAACGACGCAATTTAAACATAACACTACCTAACAATGTTTACTACATTGTTAATAATATTATTTCCGATACAAATTAAAGCAGAAATAGGGATGTAACCAAAACATGAGACGGATTTCTTTGTAATTTAGAAACGGTATAAATAAGTATTAGTATATTACTGCGTTGCCACTAACGATGTATACAGGCAGCTTTGACTTATTACATACAATTCCTTACTTTTTATCTATATATTCTCTTGCTATATTTAACAAATAAGATTTTTCTATTTTATCAAGTAGCTTTTTATCATCATCTATTAAAGTGTTTTTAATAGAATCCATGTTTAAAGAAGAGGTTTCTTTTTTTATCTGTTTTTCTGTTTTTTTATTTAACATCCCCAACCCTATAATTTTCAATTCTTTAAATTTTTCTCCAATAGCACTCCTTGTATTATCAGATATATTATTTGTAATCGGGGAAGTAGATATATTTAATATTGTAAAATTAAATTCATTAAATTTTTCTCCAATTGAAATATGCCCATTCATACTCCTATTGAAATACCCCATTAAATACACATTTGAATTTTTGTTAATATTGGACATATTATTAAACGCTACATCGTTTTCTTTTGAGTTGTTATCTATGGTATATACACTCTTTAATATAATTCTATCATAAGGGTATCCTACTTTATAATTATCCCCATTATATTCTATTTCTATATTTAAAAATATAAAACTTGATTCTTCTCCTTTTTTATATTCAAAATCCTTAACTTTTCCTGTCCAGTTATTTATAATCTGAACCGAATCTGCATACTGAGATAATATATTATAATACTGTCTTGTATAATATCTCTTTTTATTTTTATTTTTTTCAATCTGTATAGGATTGGTGCTAATACAAGAATTAATGCTATCCATTCTTTGAGAAACCAATTCAATGAAAATATCTTGGTCTTTGATCTCCTTTTTTACATTTACATTAGAGTTATTACATGATGATATTAATATTGTCAAGAATAGAATACATACGGATGCTTTCATAATATTATATTTTTAAGAATACAGTCAATTACAATGATTCAAACACTGATTTATTAAGATTGTCAGCACAACTGCAAAATAGAACAAAAGAAAGTAAAAATAATATCTTTTTCATAATATAATTGAAATACCTGTTCTCTATTCTGTTATTTTTCTTATCTTATTAATTTCATCATACTTAGCAAAATCAATACTATATTCATCTCCCAACTTAGATAACTCGTATTTGTATTTTTCAACCAATCTGGGATAACCGTATTCAAAATCCCCAAGTTCGGATATTTTAATTAAATCTTCAACATATAAACGTTTATATATTTCAAAAGCTTTATCTTTATTGCCAAGTACAATTTGTTTATGAGCTTCATCTAAGCTATTTCCAATAATATTTTTTCTAATTTGTCTTACATCATTAGTCATTCCCCATACTTTGAAGAATAGAATAATCTGTAATACACCAAATGCAATAATAACGATCGAAGTAACAAGTAGCATGTTTCCCATAATAATACGTTTTTAAGTTTTGTTTGCAAAGTAACCTTAAATAAACCGTTTTGACAATATATTTGGCATAAATCTTCACAATTTAGAATGATTATAAATAGGGTAATCACTATAATTTATTTTTCAATAAGAGGTTTGGTATTTCAAAGATAATAGCTATCTTTGCGGTGCTACAAGTTATTGGTCGTAACCAATTCGCAGAGCAAGCGGTTAATTTGCTCATATATTATATATGGGTATTTTTTATGCCCATATTTAGGATATTGGCGGTTGTCTATACGTAAGTTTAATTGCTCTCGAATTGAGACCATAACTTGTAGCAGCGTATATGGCAACCGCTTTTTATTGTTTTTCATTAATAACTTTAAATGCTACAAGTTATGGAAAATTTGGTATTTCAAAACAGCAACGGTAATGATGTGACTACTTCGTTACTTGTTGCGGAAGTGTTCGGGAAAGAACATAGTAAAGTAGTCAGAGACATTGAAAGCCTTTCATGCTCAGCGAGTTTTAATGCCGCCAATTTTGGCGTTATTACCTACATTGATAGCAGAAACCGAGAACAAACCGCTTATGAAATGACTAAAGACGGTTTCAGTTTCCTTGTTATGGGTTATACTGGCGCAAAAGCAGGTGAGTTCAAAGAAAAATTCATCAATGAGTTCAATAGACGGGAAGCATTGCTCAAAGATGATGATTACATCTTGATGCGTTCCCAGCAAATTTTGCAAAAACGCGTAGAAATTGCAGAGCAGAAAATTAAGCATCTTGAAGAGAAGAACGCCAAACTAAAACCCAAAGCCGACTTTGCCGAAGCCGCTTTCAAAGCAGAGGGCAAAGTAGACATAGGTCAAGCCGCAAAAATTCTCAACCTCGGTTTCGGGAGAAACACCCTTTTCAAGAAGCTAAGGGAAGCAGATGTATTTTTTAAAGACCGAAACGAACCGAAACAAAAGTACATTGACGCAGGGTATTTTGAAATGACGCTGTTACCACCGATACACAGAGACAGTCACCCCGACATATTATATCAGAAGGTGCTTTGTAAGCCCAAAGGACTTGCTTACATTAATTATTTATTCGGTGGAAAGCCTTCTGACGGGAAAACGGCAAAAATAAAATAACCCAAACAACCCAGTGGGTTAAATTCAACCCAAACAACATTACAATCACAGCCGATGTGCTGATTTTAAACCTAAAACAAATATTTTATCTATATGAGAACAAATACATCCGATTTGGTGAGACAAATGAGTATAGTATCAGAAGAACATGAACAGGTTCTTAGAGAGTTGAAAAACATGCAATACGTTGTAGGATACATAAGCGATATACTGGAAGCTTACAATATCGTATCAGGACGCGTGGATGAATTGCAGGAAGAGATAAAGGAGCTAAAGCGTGGAAGAACAAATAAAGCGGATACCCCAACAGAGGGCACAAAGACACACAGAGTTGAGAAAACAGTAATGCCTAATATGCGGATAATAATGGGGCTTAAAAAGTAAACTTAAGAGGCGGGGTAACTCCCGCCTTTGTTCTATTTTTAATATTTTTCAATTTGAAGGCAGAAAAATTACGGGGCTTATACAAAAAACAGTGTTCTATTTTTAATATCAGAACCAAACATACTCTATAAATACACCTTTAAACGTCTCTCCCCGCGGGCAGAAATTAAATATTCCGCCATTCTCATACAAGACATATACCTTACCCTCCATTTGGGCCACTTTCCTTGCAAGCATCCTCATATTGGCTATGTCTGCCATTCTCTTTTTATTTTCGCACGCACACCCCATTACAAGCCGAATTTTCTGAAATAATCTTCAATGCCTTGTTTTAGGCATCTCCTAAAAAATGTTTTCCGGGCATAGGAACCGACACGATAAATTGCCTGACCGTATTTCTTTTCTATATCGCTGCTGAAACTGACACCCTCACTTCCTATTTTTAGCCCCTTGTCTGTCGGAGTAGCCGTAATTGAATCGTGAAACTCACCTGTAATTATAAGGTTAGGCGTTCCTTTTGAACTAACAGGGGCGTTTATTAAATCAGAATGCATAAGCGGGGCGTTCTTTTCCTTAAAAGCTGCATATCCTTTTGCGTTTTTATACCAATATCCGGCCTCCTCTGTTTTAAAATATGGATCATTGAAGTAGGTAGGACGTAATGGTTTGTCGTTTCCGTTAATACCTGACCATAACTGCTCTACGATATATTGTGAAACCTCCTCCCTATTTTCTACCATTACATCCCGTATCATAGGTTCAAACCCATCAACGAACTGTTTTACGGCTTTTTCCGCATCAATTATATTAGCCATAACAAATACAATTAAGGGGTGAACTAAATGAACACCCCTAATTAATATACACAACACAGTTACATATCACCGTCTTTCTTCTGCCTTTGAGCACCGGAAGAGGCTATATCCTCGTAAATGGAAGAAAGCACCTTTTCACGCTCCTCTATCGGACGGTCAAGAAAAAACACATCCTTATGAGAGTTTATGAAGTCCCTCTTCTTCATGTTTCTTACTCTCTCATCGTTGAATGTAATTCCTTCTACTTTCATCCCCAAGCCTCTATGCCTGTGATTCCGGCTCCTTGCAACACAGAGGGGGAAGCAAGTGTCGGTTCTCCCTCGCCTACGGTAATAACACCGTTTGCGTAGGATACACTTGTTGCACCGGGTAATGCAGTAGTCGCATTTTCTTGAAGCAACGCTCCGTAGTATGGGGTTATATCAAGTCTTCCGAAGTGCTCAACAAGCTTGTATTTCTTTGATTCTGTTGAAACCAGCTCAACATAAACAAGCCCTTTCAGCGCTCCGACAACGTCAAAGTCACACGCCTTTACGCCCGCGTTCTTGATATACTTCTCGTAATCCTTGAACATCGTTGCAATAGTGAGGTTGGCTTCTGTGCCGGAAGAATCCCAGTCCTGACCGCCCGGATATACGCCGGACAGTTCGATTCCGGCCAGTTCTTCCGTACCGTCGTTCATGCCGTATATCACGTTGTTCTCGTCCACAAAATATGCATCAAACGCTGTATTCTTTGCAGCCATAAGATTAGCCTTGAGGCTTGCATCGTAATTTTCAAGCGTCCATACATCGTTTTTGGGCGAGTATCCTGTGATTTTTGTAGGTCCGTAACCTGTCGCTGAGGTTTGCGCTTCCCCGCCTGATGGAGCGTATTCCACAATCGTTTTAATCGGAAATATTCTTCCCGGTCGGTCTGCATGACAGGCTGCTTCCAAAGCGTCCGCTGTCAGAGTTTTGGGCAACTTATACCCATGCATTACCAATATGATAGCTTTTACCTTGCCGGGGTCTAACACGCATACGGAATTTCCCGTATTAAAGGTTGCAACCCCCGGACATTGTCTATAATCTGTTGCCATAGCATTTTATTTTTTTTACCGTTAAACTTAAATTAGTTATTTCAATAGCATCAATCTTTTCTTCAATCTCCTTTCCGTCAGCGTCAAAAGCGCCTCTTCGACCGAATACAAGATTTTCCGAATAAGAATGAGCCACATGCCCCGAATATCCAAAATCAAACCTTTTTTCAGCACCCACTTCCTTGATTAGAGCATCATACAACGGTCTTAACAAACCTTTGAAAGATACTTCTATACGCTGCTCATTGGTGTAATCCTTGAGCGTGTTTACTGCTATGATTATATTGACATCAGCCTTGCAATACACTTTGCTATCTGTCTTATCCTCTACGAACGGAGTATAAAGCCCGATTAAAGGAAAGCGTTTTGTAGCGGTCTGTGGTATCTTCTTTTGCGTCAAGATGGCTTCCCTTATATATGTACTGTCGCCGAATATATAATTCACGTCATACCCAACTTCGGAAGACACTCTTTTGCATATATCGCTGAAAATCTCTACTATCATAGATTGAATGTGTTTACAGGTTTCAATAATGATTTATCGAACGTCCAGCCCTCTATATGTTGCGTATCAAGCCATTTATAAAGGTCTGCGTTCATTCTAACCATGCTATTCCATGCAGAAACCATTTTCCCCATAGGAGATACAAGATCACCGACATCGCTGTCTTTCTTTACACCGTTGACGGTTACATCGCATTGATGGTTTCTTGCGTAGAAAAAGTATATGTAATTGGCAATAGGAGAGATTTTCATCCCTCCCATAGTGCCAATCAGCATGCTCTTTAAATCATCCCACAGTTTTACAGGTTCTTTCTCTTCTGACTGGAGATATTCGGAAAATTGTTCATATACTTCTTTACCAAGAACCTTTATCAGGTATTCCGTCTCATAATAGGATATATAGTTGTTCACATCTCCTGTTATAGCAGATGTTGTCAATGACGGAGCAACATCCGGAGAAATTATTCCGCTAATAAATAGCGGCCCTTGAAAAAAAGCATAATCAATGAGCATAATTAAACATTTTTATTGTCCGCAACCGGAGATGTCTTTTCTCGTTTTTCAGGAATCTCGCGTTTTTCGGAGGATTTAGGGGCGACTTCCTCAATGGAAATAAGCCCCATTTCCTTCCTTATTCGGTTTTCCTGAATGATCTTATCTACTTCCAGTTGACTACCTCGTATAATTATAACCTTATCCATTAGGCAGCAACTTTAATGGCAGTTATCACATCGGCAATATTACCGTATGTAAATGCAGCCGGGTTGTAAACAGGCATCTGAACCTCTTCCTGTGCAATGAGGACAACAGTATTGCGGAGTTTTGTTTCAACATCTTCTGCAAACTCAACGCTAAGATTGCTCCAGTCGACCAGAGAAGCGCCGTTTGTCATATCTCCTGCAAAATACTTGCCCGGGTTGATCTTCGTTGTTTCAATAATAGGTCTTCCGGAGATATACTTGACACCGTTAACAGTAGTAACAAGGCCGAGAGACCGTCCGGATGTATCTTTTGCCGTTTCCGCATCGAATACGGTAGACGGGTTAAGCGCAATGAACGAAGGCGTGTATTCCGCATAGGTCATGATTGCGAAGATAGCATTGATTGCATCGCCGATATTAGGAGATACAACAGAATTGAACAGGTTGTTCTTAACTGTGAATGTGACAGCGGATGTCGCATCAGCTACGGCAGCGTATGCATAGTCAACAACAATCTTTCTGTCATTCATCTTATGAACAACATAAGTAGAGTTGAAACCTTCAACGGAAGAACCTGCAAACGTAATCTTTTGTCCTTCCATGATTTCAGGCTGTGCTTCTGTAAACTCAACAATGGACTGTTTGCCGCCATTGTAAGTGCTTACCGACTTAACAGAACCCTTAGCGCCGGTTACCACGTCTTTGCCGATTATATTTTCTGCCGGAAGAACATCTTCGTAGTTTGCAATACCTTTCAAATTATCGCCTTGTCCGTCACCGAACATGAATTGGAAGTCCTCAGCCATTCTAACCCAAGAGGCAAGACGGTTCATAAGCCATGAGCGTACATAGACACGAGACTTAAGCAATCGCTTGCTCAACGGAACATAAGTACCAATGCGGCACACGCCAACGGTCTGCTCCTTGATCTTGAATGAAGATTCAGGAAGTCTTCCGTTCTCTGAAACAGCAGCAGCGTTTCTGTCAAGATCGTAGATCTGCGTGAATGTGATTGTAGGATATGCAGGGTCTCCCTGGTCTACGGTCATGATGTCGCGAATGTGCGCTCCTTCATTGATCTTAGTTACAACAAGGCTGCTTTGACGAGTGATTAGCTTGTCTCCGGCATAGTCATTAGTCATGCTGACCGGGTCTGTCACATCTTTCAAATCAATGTCAAAACGGCCTGAACTCTTTGTTTTCCCGTCCAAGAAGTCTTTAAACTTCTCTGAATCCAAGAACTCATCAATCTTTTTGCCAAGATTGTTAGAGTTGCCGTTTACGTTAAATCCCTTTGCCTTCAACACTTCCAGCTGTTTTGACAACTCTTTGATTTCTTCTTTGAACTCTCCCAGTTCCTTAACAGCAAGACCAACCTTGCCATCTTCGTTTAGGGCCTTAAGCTGCTCATCTACGATTTTCATTTTCTCATTGAATGAACTTTCAGAGATAAGCCCCTTGAGAAGCTCCTCCACCGTATCATTCACCTTTTTTTGAATTGTACCAAGAGTTTGCTTTTCCTCCAATGTCAATTCGTTTTCTTTTTTTGCAAATTCAATCAAATTCATTTCTTCTAATTATTATATTAAACCTTTAATAGCGAGTCCCTCCAATGAAAAAGTGCTTTTGCGGCTTTCTTCTTGGCGAGTGCCCTCCGGCGGCTCTGTATTCTTGTTTATGAAACTCTTATAAATCCTTGCATAGCATTTAGGGCACCTTACATAGGCGGCAAGTTCTTCGATGCTTTTCTTTGACGATATGATATTAAGAACCTGTTCCTGTATCTCCGGTTTAAGCTTTGCCATTTCCGCAGACACTACATTCTCTGCTATCCAGCGCGTATAATTCCCTACACTGTCCAATACTTGGTTTTCAAATGTCTCTTCCGGCACACTATTGTAATCAAAGGAAAGCCCGCAATGAGGACACGCCACAATATCCTGTCCGGATAATGCCTTTTCTACCAAATTTAAATTCATGTCTAATTCTTTTAATTTATCATCGGAATAACGCATCGTAAGAGCTTTTTTAAGGAAACCTATATGCTCCTGAATTGTCTGCTTGTCTGCGTTCTTAATATCAATAAGAAAGGTTTGCGGATTGGCTCCCCATGATGATAAGGTTGAGTATTCCCATAGAGACCACTCTTTTACAATTCTTTTATCTTTATCGTCTCTCTTTATAGCCTTTACCCCGATAGAGTGTTCAAGGGTCTTTCCGTATTCTGCGTAAAGTTTGTAGTCCTCCAGCACATCTCGTCCTATCTGTTTTTTTAAATTGATAGCACCTGTCATAACAAGGTTTCCGTCAATCTCTTTACCCTCTATCGGACATCCGAGCAGAATGCCTCTGTCATGATTATACAGCCATTTAACCCTGCTGAAGTTTTCTTTCAACGTCTTATTGAAAGAACCTTTAGCTGATATGTCACCATCTGCATCCTGAATGCCTATTCCGTTTACAGCGACAGTTACAATGCCTTTCTCGTCAACATCGTTCGTCCTTGTCTTACATGTTATGTCTCTAAGCTGCTCCATTGCTATTTGATTTTGTGTTACCTGAAGAAATAATACCTTTGATTCGTTCCACTTCCTGATCGCTCATTTCCAATATGAGCTTATCGTATAAAGGGTTTGAAACCTTTGATTCACCTATCTGTGCCCGCCAATCATTAAGGGTTATTACCCCGCTAAGAAACTCGTTTTTACACTTTACCGAGATGATGTTTAAAGTCTCTTGTCTCTCTTTATTTCCTGATTGCAAGGCATCCACGTCTGAATAATCCACATCTAAGTACAAACCGCTGTTTTCAAGCCCCAAGAATCGGGTAAGGCTTCTTGCGAAAGATTTTGCCTCCGGGATAATAATGTTGTAGTAGACGCTTCTTTCCGCTGTTTGCTGATTGTTGAAAGTGCTGTTGTCCTTTCTTGGCACAAGCTGCGCGGGTATAGAAAACGCACCGGCTATTGATATGGCATCCTGCAACGTCTCGTCAAACGGTTGCAATTCCTGAATACTCATAGAGGTCCTAATAAAGTCCGTATCTGTATCTATTATTGCTACCGGATATTTATCTTCTCCTAATCCGTACACAGTATTGTATTCTTCGCGGATATTCTTTTTCTCGTCAGGAGTTAGAGCGACTGTCCCGGTTTCATCTTTCTTTCTTGATACAATGATGCCGAGAGCGCCTCTCTTGGTGTATATAACATTCCTTGCTTCATACACAGATATAAGATTGGATATAGGCTTTATCTGTGATACAAGCCTGCTTTGTCCCTTGAGGTTACAGGTAAAGGTGTTTACATTAGGCTCCTTCACATGAAGAACAGTTTCCGGCGGCATATCATCCATAATACCGGAATAAGACAGTCTGTAATATTGGATTATATCAGATACACTTGCCGGAGAAAACAAGGGAGCATTGTTGTATGCTACAATATCAACGCTGCCGGATGGAAGGACCCAATAATCATCGCATCTCTTCCATAGTTCTTTTTGCGTTTCTGAAAACACAGATGCTTTGATAAATGAGTTACCTGTCAGAAATTTATATAGAAAGTGAAGTGATACGAACTCATCAAATGATTGAAGTGCGTTTGGCTGTGTCAAGAACTTGTTTATGCTATCATTGTTGAATACGACTGAATCGTCCTTTGTTGATTTTAGCATAAAATTACCCTTGACAATCTTGTCTACTAAATATCTTACCGGAAAAAACACTTCTGGCACAGATTCGTATAGGGTTATGAAGTTATCGGAGGCTACATAAGGAGAGGCGATGTCATATAGCGTGTTGCGCACATATCCGTAGACATTCCCCTGTTTGTCGCTGATTAAATCTTTGGACTTTCCTCCAATAGATAAATGAAAATTCTTTGTCTCAAAAGATAAATTCATGCTTAAATAAAAAAGGCAACAACCATATACATGATTATCGCCTTTGGTCTTTTAGTTCAACAATGGGTAGTATGTTACTTAACATACCAAAGGCTATTATTTTATGCAAATATACTAACTAACATATTGAATAGCAAATAAAAAACGAACTATTTTTATTTAGACTAAGTAAAAATAACAATTTAAAAAAAAGTCTTTCTTATATACTTGGACATGGCGGATATGATGTTAATAGCAGAGGCGCTGTCCTTACCGTTATAGTCCAAAAAGTCATTCATAAATAACAGATAATCAGCATTACTTTCATAACCGCCTGAAAACCTTACTTTCTTCTTGATAAAGTCTTTGTTAGCCTCTATTCTAAGCTTGTAGTCGGATGAAGAAGATATTACCTTTATTTCCCTTAATTCCCTCAACTCCCTTACTGTATGGAAGAATGCTTTTTCGCACTCGAATATAACAAGCCCCTTTGCGTTTTCAACACATCTGAATAACATATCGCTGTCATAGCAGCCATGATATACTACATCCTTTATATCTATGTAATCATGTATAACGCACGATACAGCGGTCATCATTCCGAAATTATCAGGAATAACGTATAACAACTCGCTTCCGGCTGCATCCGCATTAAAGTACAACACATCATCTTCGGATTGAACACTTCTTTTCCTCTTGAGGGAGAATCTTGTATATTCATCTTTGAAGACATCTACAACAACATATCTAAATGTGTCCGTACAATGTCCGAACTCCTCATAGCTTTGCCCGGTTTCCTTATTTTTAATCCTTTGCTTTAAAATAGCTCCGTTGGCATCTTTCTTCACGTTCTCATAGTCTCTTATTGACTTCTTGCAAGAATCGTCTATACCTATATTTATTCCGTATAGATTACCGGACAATATGGCGTTTATAAACTCACCCGACAAAGCGACTGAAGGGTTGGAGGCGGGAACGCAGTCATTAACTACAAACCTCTGTTCCAAGCACTCAATAAACTTATCTAAAAATGACCTTTTTTCATCATCTATTGTATTACCGCTTCTTGTAGTGGCATCCCCATGAACAAATAACACATCCGCATACCCGATAGACGTAAGCCAGTCCCTTGTCATTGACGCTGCCTGAGTAACGGTATTATTAGGATCTTCCGCGCATATTTCGTGTATCTGCCTGAAATTGTTGTCGTTTTTTTGCCATAGCGTTACGGTAATATATGGAAGTACGTTATTATCAACCGATATATGAATGGGTATTTTAGAATCATACGGATAATTCCCCCTATGTTTTCCTGCATCAAATGCGTACAGGTATTCTCCGCCAGTCCTTATGCTACCCCAGTCTCCGAGAGCGTAAATGCGGTAATAGTTATAATCTCTATTTTTATCCTTTTCAAAATCGGCAACCGCCTGCCTGTCATAAAAACCATAAGTACCGTCAGGAGAACCGACAACCCAAAAATTATTAAGATAGGTAGACTTTAATATCAACGTATCAGGCGCATGCACTTCCTCTTCTCCTGTACGTGGGTTGGTTATTATGCGGGGAGAGTTAATAAGTTTTTTGGTTATTGTAGTGTATTCCTTTGGCAATACATCTCCTGTCAATGTGTTTTTAATACCATACAGATAATTGTCGACCTCGTGCAAGTCCTCTTTGTCGAACACATTCTTCTTTATCCAGTGCTCCTCTGATATGGGGTTAAACATGGATATTATCTTTTGACCCAAACGGCCTCTTAAACGTTTTTTTATCTGCTTGAAGTCAGCTTCGGCAAAATCACTCAACTCTTCGCATACGACAAACTGATAACTTTCAAGACCTTTTATCTTTTCAGGATCATCAAGACCGCTAAATGTGATATATGAACCATTGAAGCATTTAATAGCGTTTTCCCTATAATCAAACGCTTTTGAAATGCCAAGACTGTTAGCTGCTTCCTTAAATGCTTTATATATGCTGTCCGCTATAGTTGCACCGGTCTTCCTATAAACACGAGTATTATATCCGTCAGATAAGCAGAACAGTAATATAGCCTGTGCAACCGAAAAGGATTTGGACGAAGAAGAGCCACCGATCAAGAAGATAAACCGGATGTCATCATCTTTTAATGCTTTTTTTAAATGATGAAAGTTTGGATTGAATTTCCGATAATCGAATGTGATCTTTTCATTTTTACTCATCTCCTGTATCAACATCAAAAAGCATACTCTTCAAATCAATCTTTGTAGGCTCGTCAAATCCGAGCATCTTACATATACGTTCGATAGCCTTTATCTTATCATGAAGTTCTATCTTCACGTATTCAACATCCACAATTTCCGGAGCGTCACTTGTTCCGATATTTTTTTTCAATATCTTGGTGGATATACTTTTTATCGCTGATTTCTCTTTGGCAGACAGTTTATCAAATTCTTTGCGTTCTATCCAAGTATTGTGCATATCCGCAATAGTAGAGAATGCAATCCCGGATAATTCTTGCAGAATACGCTCTTTGGTTATATCTGACTTGTTTTTTTGCTCTTTCTGCAACTCCTTGACCCTCGCCGCAATATCGTCCTGATTTAACAATTGAAAAGCCTTGTTGTTAACAGTTTCCGCTTTCATTTTCCCACACGAATAGGCACGACGATAAGCATCGGAAGCATTACCGCTTTCAATGTAATAATTGCAGAAGTTTTCTTGTTTGATTGTAAGTCCTTTCATGTCTTTTCGTCAGTATGGGTACACATGCCACTTGACATGCTTTGCAAAGATAATAAACAATCTGTGATATTTACAATTTATTTCGTTAATATTAATGTCTTATTGCGACCTATATGTTGTATATCATAAAAAATAAAGTTTATTTCGCTTGCTTACTATCAAATTTGATAGTATATTTGCAATATCAAATAACAATAGAACCGGCGGCAACGGATAAGCGGCATAAAGTTATGATTACTATCAATCAAGTTGTTTTCAACAAAAAAGGTCAAAAAGGTACTATCACTCGTATTATCACCAAATCAACCGGCTATGTAGAAGTTTCTTATGAGGCTGGATTCTCAAAAAAGGAAATGGCATTCAACCTTACCGACGAAAATGGTGTTTCCTTGAAAAAATCACCCAAAAAGGCAGAATTGAAAGCTTTAACCCCACTTGAAGAAATTCAAAACAAAATGATGTGGATTAATGGATGCGCATCCGGTGACAGAAACTCTATGAGCTATCAGATTTCAGCAGAAATGCTTTCTAAAATTGAAATGAAAGCTGAAGAATCCGGAAATGACTTTATTGTTTCAATTTGTCAATCTGTTGATAAATATATGAAGTGTTCTGAAAAACAGGCTTATTGCCTTGCTAAGTTTGCAATCGAAAACGAAATTAAATTATAATATATAATGCTGCGCTATCGGCATGACGGGCAAATAATATGAATAGCTATAATATTTTTGACGAAGAACACAGCGATACTATATTGTACCATGCGATAGCTCGTGACGAAGACCAAGTAAGAGAATTGGCAGAAGAGGCAGGTATAGACATATCCGGTCTTACCATCGATCTTGAGAGAGTGAATGCGAAGAATGAATTAGGCAGACCATATCCTGCGAGAATAGAGGATGCAGTAATCAGATAGCCATGAATGACAGAGAACGAATAGGTAAGCGAATAGCAGAGCTTCGCATGGCAAAAGGAATATCGCAAGCGCAATTATCCGAGTTAACTGGGATTGCTCCCGGAAACATAGCCCGTATAGAGCTTGGAAAATACAGTACGGGTATAGATATTCTTTCCAAAATTGCAAAGGCATTGGATTACAAAGTTGACTTCGTGAAAGAATAGGCAGGCAATTGGCTTGCTTATTTTTTATTTACGTAATCTATTACCTTTCGATTAGCTTCATCCACTTTCTTGTTATCAAAGCGTATGTATATATCTGTTGTGGTTCCGTTTGCCCAGCTGTGCCCAAGAGCATGCGCTATTACCTCTTTGGGAATGTCGAGCTCAGATGCTATTGTGGCCCAAGTATGACGCGTCCAATAAGAGGATAAATCAGGAAACAGAGGGGTTCTTATCTTTTTCCCGCCTAATCCTTTTCGTTCAAGTTTCCCGATCTGCTTTAGTCCTATCCCCATTCGATGCAGGAAGTCCTTGTAATTCCTGTATTCATCCATTATATTGAGAAGATAGCTTTTCCCTTTATATTTTTCTATTATATCCATAGCCTCCGGTTCTACTTTTACGCTGTATAATTTCCCCGTTTTAGCCCTTTTGTACTCAAGGCGACCGTTTACCAATGCGGAGTGTTTTGCGTTAAACAAATCGGCTGCATTTACCCCTATAAGGTAAAACATAAGCATAAATATATCTCTATATCTTATCTGATACTCCTCACATGGGTAATCTCTTAATAATCTAAGCTGTTCTACTGTGAGGCTGCGTTTCCGGGTTTCCTCCTTTTTTATTGAAAATCTTCTGAATGGATACAATGTCGTGTACTCTTCATCAATGGCATAGTTGAATACGGTGCGTATGTTCCGTAAATGAATAGCGTAGGCGTTAACTTTCATCGTCTTTGCCATCCACGCTTCAAAATTTTCAAGCCACGATTTATCCATGCTTTCAAACGTACAGCGGCTATCGTATTCTTTAATCTTGTTCCTTGTGGTTGTGTATACGGTCTTGGTACCTTGATTATTCTTTTTCGACATAAATTCATCAAGATAGTATAAGAATGTCTTTTCATTTTGGGTCTTATTGCTTATGGCTTCTTCGATCATTTTTTTTAATGATGCATCCGTTGTTGATTTCAACTTACCCTGTTGCTCCAACGTTAATATTACAGTTTCCGCCTTGTTTATTATCCCGCGAGCGACAATGTTTCTTGGTTTATAATTTTGTGCCCGTACGGAATACTCATTTCCAGCCCACTCTTTATCCGATGCGCTTAATTGTGTAGCTATCATTATTTGTTTATTATGGAACACGTTCAACTTTAGAGGATAAGTCCCATCTTTTTTTTGCCTTCTTTTATCAAGGTAAAATTTAACTGTTGCCAT